AATCGCCACGCAGTAGGGTGAGTTCTCTGCGCAACGACTCTATCTCTGCCTCATGCTTACCGAGGTCACGAAAGATCTCGTCACTCATGATACCCTCTCCCCCATACGAAGTTGTGCTAAGGTCTTACCGCCCGTATACTGGAAATGTGGAAACTCTTTGAATCGCTTCCAATCACCAGCCCACTCAAGACCAGCCTCTTTACCCAATCTACCAACGTCTTGCCATACTGGATCTTTGCTATTCCATACTGGCTTGCCGTTGCGCAATGGTACTACATCTATTGCGCACCTGTGATTATGCCAACTTTCTCCGGCTTTTGCATTAGTTACAATCTTTCCGGGTGCCGTTCTTCCCTGCGCGTACAGGGCGTTCTGGCTCTCGTTGTCACGGAAGGTTGATGTTATCAGAATGTCTATGTCATTTTCATGACACAACTCCAAGAACTTGCGCACCTTGTCCTGCACCACTGGCAGCAGATCGTCGATTTTCCGACTATTTACCATTTGTAATTTCCCTCAGTATTGCTTGACAAGCTGTCAACTGTTCTACTATTTTGTCGGCTTCGACCCTTCGTTCAACAAGTCGCTGGGCAACCTCATCAGAAAGTTTGGCTGTCGTTCCACCATCACATCGGCAGGAATCGGCGGTATCACCGGACACTCCGGCTTTATCACCACTGGCTTCGACGCTGATGCGCAGCCCGTCAGAACGAAAACGCTCAAGAGCAGCAGCTTGTTCACGATCCTTCTCCTGTAGTTTCTTTTGGTAGCTCTGGGATTGGCTGTTCAGTTTCTTGGTTAGTTCGCGTTCCGTGAACACCAGCTTTTCCTTCGCCTCGTTTATTGCCGCAACGGCAGCTTCCGCCTCCTTTACACGAGCAGCGTCCCACTCCCCCTGTTTCAGAGAATCCCCTAGCCACCAGCCCGTCGCAAATAGGGCAACCGCTATCACTGCTGCAAATATCCATTTAACGCTCCATATCGGCATTGCTCTTCACCTTTTCAATTTTCTCTTGGCCACGAGTAAAGGCCGCTACACCAAGCACGGCACCAAACGCCATGTGGAACAGACCTCCATTGGATAGGGTAAGCGGAACCCACTGCTGTGCAACTTCACCTTTGCCGTGGATTTGCAGCAAAGACCAAATGATAGGGAAGGCAAGGAAGTCGGCTAGGTTGATTATCATATAGACAATCGCCATCATGGGTCGCCACTTAGTAGTCATCCAATCTTCACCAAACCATTTCGTCATCACCACTTGCCTCCTTGTGTAAACATCCAGATAATAAATGCAAATATTGCAACACCGACAATACTGCCAACTATTCCCCAAGCTATCTCCATCTGCCTTGCTTTCTTGCGCTTGGCTTCGCTTTCTAGTCTTTGCTGGTGCATCCTTGCTGCTCGGATTGCTTCTTGCTCTGCCGCAATTATCTTTGCGCGCTCCTTGCACATTTCTTCATACAGGCCAGACTCATTGAAACCGTAGATCAAAGTCTCTCGTAACTCAACTTCCATGCGGATCATCTCTCGACGCATGAATACAATGTCTAGTGCCTTCTGTGTTGCGGTTCTTCCGTCTTCTTCTGTTGTTGGTACGCCAGCTTGCGACTTCTGGTATGCGACTTCGATTTGGCCTTGGGCATTAAAAAAGGTGCTGAGATCCTTGTAGACCTCACGCACCTCTTTGCCTAACTGGACAGCAGCCTTAACCCCCTTGACTGCTGCTTGTGCTCCCTCGAAGACCGCAAACAACACTGCGGCTTCAATCATTCTAATCTCCGAAAGTTTTCCTCCAATGTGCAAAGTCCTGCACAAATTTGGTTTGCTTAATCCAATCGAGCAGTCGGACATCCCTGTGTTTCTCAGGATTGTAGTTCTCGCAACTGTGTGAGATCTCGTCCTTTGGAACTAAGATGTACTGCGCTATTGGTGTGCCGGCAGGTATCAGAACCTTTCCCTCCTTCACGTTCCATCTGAAGAAAGGATTCATTGCAGCCCAACCGTATTCTCTTGAGAACACTCCCGGGAGGACAGTGAACCGACTATCGTCTTGGTATGGTATACCCATCTCAAGAAGGTAGTAACCTTTGGGGACGTTCACGCGCCACCCGCTGTTGTACTTCAGCACATGCCGCAGAGAGTCAGCCGGCCAATCAGTAAAGTGCTTGACTAGGTTTTGCTCGTGGAAATAATCTATTGTTGGATGACCCCAATCATGCGGAGTTCTCCACTGGAAACTTACGCCATCGCCATTTGTTTCAATTGTTATATCAGTCCAAGTGCGCATCACCCACCCCATACGCAGCAAGTTGAATATGCCGGGGCATCTTGCCGCATGGTTCTGGTGATTCATCTTGTAATCTTTTGCTGTGCTCTTGCCGCGGAAGTCCTGCCGCAACCTATCGAGCCAGCCATGCGCCCTGTCCATCGAACGCTCTATTGGATACAGATCAGCTACCCTGTCTATCTCATTCACAAAGGTCAAATGCACACATCCTCCGTAGTTCTTCGTATGGTAGTTTGGCAAAACTAAAGCTAAGCACCCTAAGAACAGTCCCGGGAGACAGCCCTACAAAGTGAGGCTTAGTAACGTCAAGTATATAGCAATCACCGTCCTTCGGGGTGAATCCTACCATTTGATCCGCAAAGATAAAAGCCTCTCCGTTGGTATCAATGAAGTAGTTGAGCGCAGACGTGCGGCCAAGGTCAACGTGACAAGCAACCACTGGTTGAATAGCATGCCAAGGCACTATCACCTCTAACACACACACCTCTGGTTTTTCTTTTAACAACTCGTATGGAAGTTGATCGAACAGCAATTCTTTTGCTCTGTCGCCAGCTATGTCCAGCATATCAACTGGAACAACTGTTGACTTGGGGTGCCATCTCTCACCCTGCGTCATGTGCTGGTTTCTGTGGAAAGTTTTCTTATGAATCATTTCCATAGATTCCAGCCCATGAAACTTATTCTCTATTTGACAATAGACTGAGGACTGTCTCATAAGGCGTGTCCTTGAAGGTTAGACCAAAAACTTTTCTTGGACTATCTGGGCATAGCTTGACATCGTGGACTTCCTTGACGTTGAGCAGGTACACATCACCGTGCTCAGCAACAAATCTGTCCTTGACAGTCAACTCCCTGTTCTGGTAATCAAAGAACCGAGACTCTTGACCCTTGCAGTCAAAGTAAAAGTTTATGGTGCATTCCCTGTCTTTGTCAACATGAGCAGGAAGATACCCATCACCTTGCATAGACAGAACCCACCCTTCAGGCTCTTCCAATCGGAGAAGCTCTCGGGGCAGGAACCTTGTTGCCTTAATGACATCCTGAGGTCTAGCCTTATAGGATGTGGCCACATGAAGTGCGTAGCATTCAAATTGCTTGACCGCGGTAATCCCAAACTTCTGAAACTTGTCGTATGTTTGCAGAGGTTCGAGATTGTCCGGGTTCAGCTCAACATCCCATAATTGAGGGAGCGCCAGCTTTTTGAAATACTTTGACACATTAACCTTTCACAAGGATCCACATGCTGTCTTTATGGAACGTAACCTGCTTGGTGCCAACGAACCGGATCTGTTGCGGGCCGTTGATTTCCTTGCCGTTAATCATAAAGCCGCCATCCATCAGGAAGATCTTGTCTCCATCGTTGAAGGTGTGGTCTACATAACCCTCGTCCATCTTGACATGATGGAAGTCAAAGTCAGGCAGTGAATCGTTGGCCTTGGTGTTGAGGCACCACACTACTGATGGATCTCTAACCTCCAATTTATATTCACCAGCAACCAATGGGAAGTCTTTGGTGTTCCAGCCGCGATGTTGGTCAACGACCGCGCCAGTTTCGAGATTCTCATGTGTGTGATGACCTGAGGCCAGAAACCAGTGATAGAAGCCAGAACCTTGAAGAGAACCATCTTGCTCCACCGTAAAGTAATTGGACGACAATGCTTCGTCGTTAACTACCTCACCACGACGAAACGTAGTCCTGACTATAACATAGCCGTGACAGCGAAAGCTATCCATCTTCATTATAAGACCTCCGGTTCTTCTTCGGCAAATCTGACCTGTTCAAACGTGCCTGTCTGCCATAGGTAGATCCACATGTCGGCAACAACCTCGTCAGGGCAGTCAACCCAAAACAACGGCTCAGCGACAGGGAACTCGGATGGCATAACCTCTGCCACCCGAAGTCCTTCACCTCTTGGCTCATTGGGGGATATTAGTGCTTTCATAATGACCCTCGATTAGTAGAATTCCCATACTAGCACAAGACCGTCTGCGCCAGATCCAGCGTTGTTGGTGCCGCTAGCGTAACCTCCGCCGCCGCCGCCGCCGTATAGATTGCCGTTACTGCCGTTGGTTATTGCGGTTCCAGTTGTCTTAGCACCAGCTCCACCAGCTCCGAATCCAAGAGCAGCCAAGCCACCATCACCAGCTAGGGTGCCTAATACGTCTGGTGCTTTAGCTCCCTGAACATTGACATCGCCGTTAGATCCAGTACCACCAGTGCCGCCAACAGACGATGTAGTAGCGGGTGCAACAGCGTCATACTTTTGACCACCAGTTCCGCCAGTAGCAGAGCAGTGCGAACCAAACGAAGAAGTGCCGCCAGAGCTACCATCAGTATTGGTTGTGCCCGTCTTGGAAGCAGTACCGCCAGTGCCAATCGTAACGGTCTCAGTTGCACCAAGGGATGCCTCAGCAATTCTTTTGCGCGCATAGCCACCACCGCCACCACCAGCGCCAGCAATAGTTGTCTTACCTTGGGTTCCGCGAGTAGAGGCACCACCACCAGCGCCAATGACCTCAGCAATTACAGCTTTCAGGCCAGGGTCTTTTGTCCAAGTACCGCTTGAGGCAAAGACAACTAGCTGCGGAGGATCTGACGTAAAGGTAATCGCACCTGTCGAGCCGTTGAAGCTAGTCACACCATCATTGGTGATTGTCTTATTGGCATTGGTTCCGGTAATTGAAATACCAGTACCAGCAGTCAGGGCAAGTACACCGTCGTTATCGATCTCTACGTTGCCAGCTTGACCATCGCCGTTGGTTACAGTGATACCAGCGCCAGCAGTGATCGTGCGCGATACCGATGCGTGGTCGCCGTTACGAACGATGAAGCCGTTGGTATCTGGGTCTTGTGCAGCGTCCAGATTGATACGAGCATCCAGAGCGTTGTCTGCGCCAGTACCACCCTGAGACACAGCAAGGTCAACAATGTTCTCGCCTTCAGCGGCAGCAAGCAGGCCGGCAGCAGTGGGACGAAGCTCGAACTTGTCGCCGCCAACCCACGATAGAGCTGTGGTGCCATCCTGACCACGGACAACGGTCATCACGTCGCCGGAACGTGCGGTTACTTCCACGATCTCGATGTTGTTACTGGAATCGTTCAGGGTCGCGTAGAACCTGTCGCCAACACCGAGAGTCGGGAACAACGCACCAGTGCCGCCAGCCACAGTGATCGTGGTATCACTATTGCTGATACCAGACGCTATCGTGGTGGTAGCGTTGTTCGTCCATTTAATAGTCATTCGACTCTCCTATTAGGCTACGGTTACGTCCCAAGTGATGCTCATTGCGTCAGCCGCGCCCTTGTTCACAACAGCGAACGTGGTATGGCAGAGCATCGTGCCGGCCACGCCATCATTGAATATGCCAGCCTCTTCGATTGCGCCAGTTGCGGTACCTGCGCCGAAAGTGGCGATGTACTCAACAACATTGTTGGTTACTGTGGTGCTGGTCAGAGCAACGCGGCCAAGCTCAGAGCCGAGCGTGGTGTCTCCGGCAGCGGGAGTCGTGCCATCGCTACCTACGGCCATGTGACTCATAGCTGTTGCGGTTGCGTCCTTCATGCGGCTTGCGATATAGTCAAGGCCAACGTCAACGACGAGGTTGTCTACTTCGCGATAGTCTTTGGTCTCAAGAGTTTCCGCGTCCCAGACGTGGATCTTCAGGCGACCTTTGACAGAGATAGTTTCTTTGGCTTGCATCTGGTTCTCCTTACGGGCCATTTAATGTGAATACGTTCAGCGGGAAGCTGTTAACAAGTTGTGTTGCGCCACTTACAATTACTATCGAAGTGATAGCGTCTGTTGCAGTAACCGTATCGGATGCAACCTTTGTTAAGTGCAAAGATGCTGCATCAGATGGCGTTGCTGAGTCCTGCAAATACTTTTCAAAAGAGTAAGTGACGAACTCACTCGTAGTTGCAGTATCGGTAAACGTCCTGTTGAAAACCACAGTCCGGTTGAACAGGTCTGCCACAGAAACGCTATCTGACAAAGGCTTGTCTAAGTCGATAGATTTCGCGTCCGTGGTCGATACACTGTCCGATAGAACTTTATCGAAGACGATATTGTCCAACGCGTCCGAAGCATCAACTGCCTCAGACAACGCTTTGACGATAGACCAGAAGGACGAATCAGATGGCACCACACTGTCAGCTAACGGCTTGCTCATTAAGAGTGCCGCTGCATCAGCAATGCTTACCTGCTCAGAAAGAGTCTTAGAAAAATCCTTGACAAGACTTTCAGTTGCCGCAACCGAATCAGCCAGACCCTTGACAGTGTTGATTGCAGTGATCTGCTCGGATGCTGTTACTGTGTCGGCTATGTTTCGGATGAAGATGATCGTGACCACCAACGTATCCGTTACGCCAACCGAGTCGGACAGACCCTTGGATACATCCAGTGTTGCCTCGTCAGAGGTTGCCACTTGATCGGATGCTCCCTTGTAGATGTGTACTGCCGCCAGATCAGTGACAGTTACAGTATCTCTAAACTTCTTGTACCACCCCTCTTCATCTAGGTACGGGGTAGCAAACGCCAGAACATAGTCCACCACCGCCTCTGGCACAGTCCTAGAAACCGTAGCAGTAGCGTATCCCGCCGCCACAGCGGTTTGAACCAGAACCCGTTCAACGACTACGTTGATGGCTTCTACGGAGATGCTGCTTACTACCTCGATTTCCGCTGCAATGGCAGAGGCTAGGACGGACTGAACCGTCACTATAGCCATTTTAGAACTCCGAACGTAGCTTGAACTTCAGCAAGTCATAGACAGTCTGGATGCTTCCGTCAGAGAAGGTGATCTCAATCTCGCCTTCGTACTCACCCGGCGGGCCATCAAGTGCCGTGGGATCGTCAGTCCAGAAGAATGCAACCACGCCACCAGCCCCATTAGTAACGCTGCCCGTTATGGTTGCGGTAAGGGCAGTTGCCCCAACCCGACGGAACTTCAGCAGAACGGTAGCGCCAGTGATATTGATTGGGTCGCCCGTGTTCTCATCAGTCAACGTGCAGATCAGGGTCGGGCGGGTGTCGCCTTGAACCAGTTTGATTTTGTCTGCCATTAGATTCTCCGTATCTTAACTTGCTTGTTGACGCGCACGAACGACTTGAGCGCACGATCACGAGCCACGTTCAAACCAGCACGATACAGAGCCTCCCTTGCCACAGCCAGCTTCTCGTTGTAGTACGGCTTATCAGCAGAGAGCGCCAGACGGGCAATAGCTCCATGACCAATCGTTTCAGCGTAGTCTTCGTAGATGAAGTCGTCGATAGTATCAACGGATCTTGAAGGCTTGACTGCCACGCGCAAGGTCGTAGAGTTCGCCAGAGTTTCGTTCGGTATAGGGTACAGCGAGAATGTGCGCGGATCTTTCTGCGTCACAATTTTCGGGTCGCCAGTGGTAGGCTCAACATCAGCGATTGTCTGGTTGTAAAGAGATGGTTGATTGATCTCTTCAACACTCTCTGGTGTCAGGCGTTCATTCTTGTACCAGCCCTTCAGAATCTTTACTACCACCCTATTCTTGGATGGCTCAAGATCGTAGTCAGGGATGTTCTCAATTGTAGTGATCGGATCAAGTGTCTCTTGAAGGATCAGGCTCTTCTCGCAGAAATCTATGATTGTGCTCTTGATCTCGTGCAGTGCCATATTGACTGTGCAGCCCGGAACATGAGGCATTACATAGTCAAGGAAATCTTCATGACTTTTCATTAGGTCAACTCCGACTTGAATAGTTGACGCATTGCGCCGGCTCGGCTCTCAGCCGAATACTCATCGTCACGCAACTCAGCGCGGAAGACAACGTAGAAGTTCAGTAGGTTCTGGAACTTCAGTGGGAGTGGGATGGTATCTGTTTCAACATAAACAACATCTGCTGCCGTGTAGTTGCCAAGCAGGAAGTCAGGACGAATACGATAGATTTCCTGAATCCCGTCGTTGCAGAACTGCATCAACTGCGGAGCGGTATAACGAACGCCATCCTCGTCGTTCAGCGTCACACGCGCATCATCTATAACGTCCTGAAAAGTTGCCATTTATATCACCATTTAACTTTGTCAGCCCAATAGGCGGCAGACATTTTGCCCTTAGCAATGTTCTTGGCATGACGCGCCTTGAACGATGCCTGTCTAGCTGTGGGTTGCCTATCCCCTACAACACCCTGTTGCCCGAAGCGAATCGTCTTGATCTGGTCTCCTTCCTTTGCCACAACGATGTGCGACTTGGTTGGATGGTCTGGCGTTCTCTTGGGTTTGTTGTAGCCGGATACCCCAGCTCGTTCTAGCCTAGAGTCTTTCTTTTTCATTTCTTTTTTCTCCCCGCTGCCATATTGTCAACAAGGTTAGGATAGGGACGACCCGCAGACTTTGCGCGCTGCTTGGCCTCAGCCTTTTGTGCAGGAGTAAGAGGAGTGCTCTTCTTCTTGGGGTTCTTGGTGTCCCATACCTTTTTCATTTTTTAAAGCCTTTCAAAGTTTTCGCCAAGCGCGCACGCTGACCCATCTTGCCCGGAGCTTTGGCCGCCTTGTCGAGCACCTTCGCAGGGATCGTCTCACCTTCTTTAATTCCGAGAGACTTACGCAGAGCACCCGGTTTCTGGATAGCATCTTGAATCCACTTTTTCTTTTTTGCCATTACAGATCCTTAGGATTTACAGGGAACATAGTATCGACATCAGGCTCAGTTCCGTGAGGCATATCTTGGAATACCGCTGCCGGCCACATACCAGTTTCAGATTCTCCCTCGAACCGCACTAGAACCATATCACCACGGATTGTCCAGCAGAAGCGTATCTTGTCACCAGCCGCGCTGTATGCGTAGCCATCGTGACCTCCTACGTTGCCGCACCATTTGGTACTGTCTGTGATAATCGTCTTGCCTCCGACATTGTTGTCGAAGTACTTGGCATGAATATGCTTCTCTTCGTGGTCGTGGGCAAAAGCAAGGCTGGTTACAAATAATGCAACAGCAAGTATTAGGCGACGCATGGTAGTTCTCCTTGGTGAGAGAGCGACCCGTGCCGCCCTCAGCCCTATTATTCCTGAGATGCGGACTTCTTGCCCTTGCTTAATACGGCTTTTGCCATTTCAGCAACGGAAGGCTCGGCTTGCTCCTGCGACTCCTCAACCATAGAAGCCATAGCTTCCATCTTGATCTCGTCAGGAGTTTTAACTTTTTGCGGTGCGCGTTGCTGTCTGGACGGGTGTTTCCACTCGATCATATCTGCGCGTTTCGCAAGATTCTCATTCCAAGTGTAGATGGCACCAGTAGTGGTCTGCATCAAAAGGCGATGCTTACTACGGACTGCCTTGTTCTTGGGTGTGGGTTGAACAGCAATAGACATAAATCCTCGCGTAAAAAAATGGGAAGAGGCTCCCGTGTAAGAGCCCCCTCCCTACCGTGTCCCTAATTAGGGAGCAACAGCGGCTTTCGAAACATACAGATCGACCAGAGCCTCAGGCTTAACAACGCTGTAGCCATAAACATTCAGGCCACGAACGATGTCACCGAAGGTGCTCTGCGAACGCAGGGTTTCAACATTGGTGATCTGCGATGCAAAAGAGATTGCATCACGGGTACCAGCGATGACGTGCCATGCGTCAACGGTGTCAGCAACAACGTCGATGTTGTTCGAGACAAACAGCGTGAAACGATCAACCATACCGATCTTACCGTTACGCAGCGGCGAGGTGTCGTCACCGGTCAGGTAAGCTTGCTTCAGGTCGGAGTTCTTCAGCAGAGGGCCCATCCACGAAGGGATAACCATCCAACGACCATCTTCAGGTACGTTCTGCTCGTCCAGAACCAGACCAACGTCAAGGATCTTCTCAAGCACGTTGGCAGTGGTGATTTGGATCGGAGCGCCAGTGGTGCCCAGATCGATGTCACCGGAGATAGCGCCAGCGGTTGCGCCCTTGTTAGCGGCAGCAGCGTCGGCAGCTACGTTGTTCAGAACGTCATTGTCAATCGCGATCTTCATCTGCTCGGATGCGTCGTTCGAGAAGATGTCCATCAGACGCACGTCTGCTTGAACCACGTCAACATCGTCAACAACAACTGCGAAGTACTTGCCCTTGTCAATCGACAGATCGATCGGGGTGGACTCAGGAACTTCGGTCGTCAGGGTTTGACCCTTGGTGTAGTTGTTGATGGTGATGGTCGGGATCGAACGGATGTGGACGGTATCGCCCATGCCCTTGATCTCACCTTCCCAATCGTTGTTGGTGATTTCGCCCAGAACAGTCGATTTGTAAAACTTGACTTGAAGCTTGCCGCTCCAAATCTCTGGGATAAAAGCTGAGCCGGCCGGATTGTCGGCGTAGCTATATTGCGGATAACCGCCACTTGCGGGTACAGACATTTGATTCTCCTTAAAGAAAATTATGTACGCCGCACTTCAAGGATTACCGGACTCGGCCCTCTATAGATGCGGCGTGGATTTCAGCTTCCATTGCCACCATATCTTTCGCAGACACACGGCCATTCCGGCAAGCCGCGTAGAAGTCCTGAATCTCCTTGCGGGTAAAGTATCTCTTACCCTGTGGAGCAGGATTGTTCTTGCGACTATCCGGCGCTTGGTGCGCTTGCTTATTGGGAGGTGGCGGCGGTGTTTGCTTCTTATCGCCGTGCAGTTCTTCAAACAAAGTAAAGAACCTTGCAGTGCGTTCGGCATCACGCTGCTGCTCAGCTTCTTCGAGGAGGTCTTGACGAGTGCGACCAGTAAGTGCATCATATTCTTCAAGCCAACTAAGGAAGCGTTCGTCGGAGTTGAGAGTTACCCAATTCGGCGCTGCTCGATTGAGGTCGGAGTAGAAGCTGGCCTCACTCACCTTGGATGCTGTGGAACTAACAGAATCCATGCGGCGTTTGAGATCAGCAATCTCCGCATCTTTCGCGGCAGTTGCCTGTTGAGTAGCCCGCTGAATAACATCCAGCAGATCTTCTCCGTACTTCTCTTTGTCAGCGTCAGTGATGAGTGGTGCCCTCTGTGACTCGGCTTGACTCTTCAGACTCTCAAGCTGTGCTGCAAGCTCGGCCATCTGTGACCGTAGCTCTTTGTTTTCCGCGGCCATACGAGGAACCTCTGCTCGATACTTCCCCTCGATTACCTTGTACCGCTGTTCCCACTTGTCGTCCTGTGGCGGGGCTGGCGGCTCACTGTTGGGTGGATTCCCGCCATTCCCTTCCAGATTCATATCTGGGCTAGGGTCAGGATCGTTGATGGGAGCCGGCTCAGGATCGGGTTGGGGATCCGGTTGCGGGTTCGGCTCAGGCACAGGCGCGTTCTCATAAAACTGCTTGTGCAGAGCGTTGGCTCGTTCTTCTGCTTCGCGTACTTTGCGTGGGATTGCCATAAATTTCTCCATGAGTCTCAGAGCCACGTCTGGTTATCCGAGATGTTCATTGATTGCTAACACTACCCCGTTAGCTTGGGGATCGTCGATTATCTCGACCGAATCTTTCTTATCGCTTGCTCAGACCCATCCGACTTCTCTAAGATAGTCCCGAGAACTTGTTGAGCCCCTTGGTTCCAGCGAAGTTGAACTTCGTCCTTGGTTAGCGGGGTAGATCGCTCAAGTTCACGCAGGGATTCATGCAGCCAGCCTTTCACTATTTCAAAGTGAACATTGCCCTGCAACTGCGCAAGCGCGTTAATAACTTCAGGTTGTAATAAAGATAACACACATTACCTCATTTCTTTTGCAGCCTTCTCGTACCGCATCTTCGCTTCATCCCGTGCCTTCTTCTTGGCGGCGTTCTTGGGATCAGCCTTCAGCGCATCGTCAGCTTCCTTGAATCTCTTGCCGAGGTTCTGGACTGCTTGCTCTGCGGGGTACGGCTTAGACTTGCGTGTCGCGTTGTCGCCTCCGCGGGCACCCGGCTTTTCCTTGCGGGTTGTGTTGTCAACGGGAGGACGCTTGTTGTCAGGAATGACTACTTGCTTGCCGGTGCTTGCCTTGGGCTCAGCAGGTACGGTGCCCGTTTCAACGCCGCGCTTACGAGGTGCAGGAGCCGGCTTGGCGCTACGGTTAGGCTCAGTGCTCATCGGGCGAGGGGCAGACTCAGCTTGAGGTAGGTTGGCACCGCCACTCATAGAACGACGCTTCATCGAGTCCATATCCATCTTGTACTCTTCGGATGGCTTAGGAGAGATATCCTTGGTCTCGACTTCAGGCATTGCTGGAACTGCGTTTGTTGCTGGCGATGGTTCAGCCGCCATCTTGTCGCCGCGCATAACCATAGCGGCATCCTTCATGCCACGAGGTGTCATTGCTGCGTTCTCAGCAAAAGCCTTTTGATCTTCGTACTCACGACGACCGCGGCCAGCACCGTAACGCTCATAAGCCAAACTGCCCGGTTGATCTATGTTGCCTTCTTTGAAACGATCAATCAGGCGGCGAAAACCGCTAACCACTCCACCGCCAGAGTCAGCGGCCATCTCACGATTGGATGCCTCCAAGCCCATCTCTTTCAGCTTCTCCTCGGATGGCATACCACCATCAGCAAGGTAGGCAGCGGAAGTATGTGGGTCACGCTTCATTTCTTGGGTGAGGGGGTGTTCCTTCTGACCCGAGTGGAAGCTTGGCATCTCTCGCTTGCCGTGCTCAATCTTTGACGTGCCTGATTTCTTGTGGCTTGATCTCAACCACTCTGGAACGTATCCGGCCATTGTTGCCTCCTTAGCACTTCTTCTTCATAGCCTTGCCGCCGTTTGCCATCTTCTTCATCTCTTTCTTATTCTCTTCGGCATACTGCTTGGGGCTCATCTTGCCGCTCTTGATTGCAGCGGCGCGCTTCATGTCGGGCTTCTTCTCGCCCTCTTTCATCTCACCCTTCTTGTACTGGCGCAAATTGATCTTGCCATCCTTAAGGGCTTTCGCTTCTTTCTTTTCCTCGGCAGGGGTATCCTTGCCTTTGA